TCCGATAAGACACTCAGCATTAGCTAGGTGATGAAGAGCCATAGGTACATCATCTTGCGCGAACAAGGATACATCACCATTAGGTGTAGCTAGAGAGATGCAATGTATCTTGGTACACTCCTCTAACAATCCATCAGTCTCTATATCAAAGATGAACGTGTAGCTTTTATTTTCTTTTAGTTGCCCCATTGTTTGTATTAAGTCAGGTCTTGGTTTATTGAAGTCCATCAAGTCCATCTTGTATGACGGACGGAATGAAACGTATCCCTCTCTACGATCAGCACGAACCTTAATCATTATTAAAAAGATGCTTTGTCTTGTTCTAAGAATACATTTGATTCTTGTAATCGTCCTGTGTCTTTATCATACAACAAAGCACAGGTCTTGCCTGTCTCCCCACTAAATCTATTCTTCAGTACTCTGACCGTAGTTAAGTTGGAAGCGATCTCGTCTTGCATGTCTCGCTCGAATGAAACGACAATATCTGAAAGCTGTGCTATAGCTTGACTACCCCTAAGTTGTGATAGAGAAGTCCGTCCACCTTCCTCATGCCCCTTACCTTCAGGTCTTTTAAGATGCGAGACTAGGATAAGCGCGATGTTTAATTCCTCAACAAGAGAGCGTAGCTTAGTCATAATATTATCTATCTCTCTCCTCTCGTCCTTACCCTCAAACCCTGACACAACAATAGATATATGATCTAAGAATACATACTCTACATCTAACGCCTTAACCATGTACCTTATCTTATTGGCTAGAATATCTGAGTCCATAGATCCGAAGTGGTCATACAATACACAGTTACCTGTACCCAACGTAGCCTCAAACGCTTCGTGTAGCTTCTCCATACCTACAGTATTGCCATGTATATGAAGGGGAGTATTCAGGTGGATACCCATGATTCCTAAGCCTGTGCGTTTTACTGATTCTTCTAACGCTATGTAACCTACCTTCTTATCATTGACTATTAAGTGGTGTGCTATCTCTCTACATACAGAACTCTTACCGATTCCTGTGCCACTTGTTAGGCAGACCAACTCCCCCTTGCGTATGCCATAGGTCTTATCATTCATACCTGAGAAGGGGTAAGGAAAAGATTCTGATTCATCTACCTCTGATACCTGTTCCCATAGATCTTCACCCAAGACAACACCGTCGGGTCTGAAGGGTTTGGCTGACCATTGAGCCTGTACTATCTCTGACCCACGCCCTGCCATCAGCATCTCATTCGGATCTTTCATAGGTAGCGTAGCTATCTTAGCCTTACCTATTGGTAGCATTAAGCTACACTTCTCTGATGCTTCACGTCCTGCTTGATCGTTGTCGAACATGAACACTACTTGCTCGAAGGTACTCAGCCACTCGATGCTACGAGCTATAGCTTTGTGTGCGCCTTGTGCGCCATTGGGTACAGATACTACAGCCCACTTTAGATTACCCACTTGGCTGACTGTCATGCTATCTATCTCTCCCTCGCATACGGTAACCATCTTGCCTCCTGCTTGCCATAGGTGCTGACCGTATAACCCCATCTTCTTAGAGTCTCCTAGTATTTGGAAAGACTTGTCGGGGTAGCGTAGCTTCTGTGCTATGGGTACACCATGATCGTTACAGTAGTTAGCAATTTGAACAGGCACTCCGTTGTGCTTTGTTACTCCGTACCCCCACTTCTTACATGTGTCCTCGTTGATTCCTCTCTTGACTAAGCGTTGGCACTCCGCATCTAAAAGAGAAGAGGGTAGCTTAGGTTGCACCACTACTTCTTCTCCTGCTTGTTGTTCGTGGTATCCACAGCTAAAGCAGTATCCATGATTGTCTGTGTATCTAGCCAATGCGTCGCTAGATTTACATGATGGGCAAGGCTCGTGCTTGACGAAGGTACTGTCTGAATCAAGACATGTGTTTGTGGTGTTTGTGTTGTCCATTGTTTTTTCTCTATTGATGCTATGATGTTGCGATCATCTTCGATCACAGAATTAGCTTGGAGTACATCATAGATTGCCTTGATGTAATTATCAAGGTCGGGGTGGGGGTATTTATTTTTAGTAGTCTTAGGTTTCTTAACCTCGAAGATTACTGCAATGACAACAGCACCCTTGATGGGTAAACTGCCTTCAGCCTTCGCTTCTTTTATAGCATTCTCTATAGCAAGGGGCGCATCTTTACGATACTGAGTGTACCTCTTGCCATAGTGAACACCTCCCCATCTTGAGAAGCGCGGACGCGACGCAGGAATAGGGGGTTGAAGAATTGAAAGCTGAAGACAGAACATGATTAAAAGTCGAAGGTATCTTCGTCGCTTGTATCGTCAAAGACAGTAGCTTCTTCTTCTGTTGAGGAAGTGTTACCCTCCTCTACTTCAAACTCATCGGCTGATGCGCTACCTTCGTAGTACTTAACGTCGATGATCTGAACACAGCTTATCTTGAAGGTAACACCTACACCTTGTACATCGTATGCACACATGTTCAAGGCTACGCGCATCTTAGTACCCATGCCGATAACGCCTTCGGGTACGAAAGGTTTTTTATTACAGTCAAACAATACAAGTTTATTCTTGTATGTTCCGCCGTCTTTCTTCTGACCCTCAGCTACTAGCTTACACTTAACAACTAAGAAGTCTGTCTCGTTACCGTCCTCATCTACATGCTGTTTAATAGGAAGAGGATTAACTTTCTTCTTCATACCAAACTCGGATCTAGCTTCTTCAAGAAAAGACTTAGCGGATTTAGCAAACTCTTTCATATTCTTTTTAGGAACTAAGAGATCGACGTAGAACTTAGCACCGAACTTAGTGTCGGGCGCGTCGGGATTTAAGGCACACCATGATGAAGTACCTATAGGGGTTGTAATTGATTGTGGTTTTAACATGTTTGTTTATGCCTTAATGAAAAAAGTATAAGGACTTGGTTAGTGAATTAAGATCGAGTGTTCCATGTTCTATGAACACCTTACCTTTTACCTGTGTATCAGGATAATGTTCCTGAACATCGTTGTCAAATGAAACAAGCAGATTATTTTTAAAAATATCTACTGCTGTTTCCCTCAACATCTGCGCTAGTTTAGGCGTATCGTACGCTAGTGTGCCGAAAGAGTCGTGGATCATAGCGAGTGATCCGACCCCATGCTCTTTCATACAGCCTGTAACAAGGCACATGAGGCTTGCATCTAGGGAGTGGATATAGTTAGGCACGATACCTGCTAGGTTCTTCTTGAGAGACAGGGTATCCAACGTGTCTCGGTAGTGTGTCTGCTTTCTGTAGTGCTGACCTATTGCAGTAGTAATTCTTTTCCTTACTGTATTAGGGTAGGCTTGGTACACCCTAAGACCCGACGGTGCTACCCATGACACCTCTATATTATTCTTTATCAAAGGTTTAATTGAATCCTTTATCCGCTTCATAAGATCTAAAGCGTTAGGTAGTTTATCCTTTAGCACCGTCCAAGTCATAGCACCTAAAGCAGACGCATGCTTCCTTAGCTGACCATCAAAAGATTTCTCTCCACTCTCAACAAACCTAAGATAGAAAGCGTCTTGAAATATTTTTACTATCGAATAGTAAGACGCACCATAAGGCACAGACATAACCGCCTTCTTCATTAGCTTACGATCAATACCATACTTCAATAGGTTTAAGTGTGTAGCTGTTGGGTCTGACTGCAAGCGTTGAGTAACTTCATCTGCTATCTCTTGGTATAGGTCGGCAGGTTCATTGAGTGGTACACAATTTGTACTCGTACCCATAGCTTTATCTCTAAGAAGTAGACTCATTAGTTGTAATCCGTTACATGATCCGTCCATTGCTATAGGTAAATGAGATACATGAGAGATACCATAGTGTATGTAGTCAGCGTACTCTAGTAGCCACGCTAAAAACTGAAAGGGTTTATCTGCACTAGCCCACCATGTATCCTTTAATGGATCTTGTGCTGTAGTAAGTAGTGCCTCCCTCTCTTGTGCCACCCACTCTAACCTCTTACTGTAGCTACCTTTAACACCGAACACATTAGCCCCATGTATGTAGAAAGCATCACGCTGTGCATCATTAACAATAGGCTTGCCCTCTGAAAACATGAGAAGCCCACGCTCTATATCCGACCCTTGATAGTTAAACTTAGGGGTAGGATAAACTCTACCTCTAAAATCTACATGGTGTGGAAAGTAAATATGATTGTAGCCTAAATATTTTTCCGCTATTTTTAGAGACTCATTTACTTTGTAACGCTGTCCAATGTTTATGTTATTCCTTGTCCGTATCTGTTGTCTTTGTTGGTAATGATTCTTTACTGCCTCTGTTGTTGGGTCTAGTGGGTAAGGCGGATCATCATAAAACTCTTGGTTAGGTAGCCCCGCTATCTCTGAACCCTCTCTCCAAAGCGTAGTCATTACATCATACACTTGACTGTTGATCTTCCAACCTGTAGATTGCAAGTGATTAACTGCATCGAACACAGCAGGACAATCCTCTCTAGTATAGGTGTCATACTTACCTCGTGAGTTATGAAACAAACCTCGCGTCTGAAACTCCTTCAAGGTATAGCCACCATCAAAGTTGTTAGTCCAATCGCGTGGCTTGTTGATCGTAGGTTCATAGGTAAAAGACTTCAATGCGTTCTTCTTATATGATTCCTTCAGCCACTCCGACATCTCTTGGGTAGGTGCAACCATGCCTACTCTCTTTCTATTCTCTAGCTTAGTGTAGAGAGTTATCATTCCTGTATGCTTCTCCATTAAGATCAACGCTAACTCTCCTACCTGTAGCTGTGTCTTAGTATCCCATACCTTGTTCATTATCCCACGCTTACGCATCTCCTTCAGCATGATACGCTCTTTCATGTAGTCCTTCTCTGTCTCTAGTTGCGTCTGTCTTACACTAAATAAAAACTTGTGCTGTTTCTTAAAGGTTTGT